CAGAGAAGGGCTGACGCTCTTTCTTAGGGCGTCCACGTCCACGATCAATCTTGGGCGTTGCTGCCTTCTTTTCGCCGCCTTCTTCATCGTCCTGGTCATACTTACGACCATAGCCGCCGGGCGCAGCACGGTGAATTCGACCACGAGTAGTTTCTTCAGCAGACTCATCTACGCCGGCTTTTTCTTGGCTAGTGTCTCCAGTTACTTTGTGTGTCTTCCCACCAACAGTAAATGTAGGCCGGCCGGCACGGATAGCGTCCTTGCGAGCATTAACGTATTCGTTGCCTTCTTCAACCTCAGACTCGCTAATTCCTGTGCGGTCTTTAAGTTTTTTTAATCCTGCAGCACCAGTTGCGCTTTTGCTGCGTTCGGCTTCAAGATCTTTAAGGGTCAGCTTTTCTTCGCCGCTGTCCTTGCGCTTGTATGCAGGGATCCGGCTCTTGTCAACCGCAGCGGCGCGCTGCCCGGCGGATTCATACAGTGGAGTACTACCAACTGAATTTAATTTTTTGAGAATATCGTACATGTCCATGATTAGTTTCCTTGTGGCTGTTTGCCGGTTGCTGGTTTTGCGGGTCGCTTGACATTTGACATGGGGCTTTTAATGCCCTGTGGCAAGTCATTTGTGGTTTTCGCTGGTGGGGTTTTACCACCTGCTACGGTCCAACGGGCTTGACTGGCCGAGTTCTTGACTACTTCTTTATCTTGCGCTGCTGCTGCATAGTCTTTCTTGATGCGCTTTTGTTCAGCATCAGTTGGCGGGTACTCGCTTGTAAGCAGATCCTTTTGATCCGCAATACCCAGCAGTTCCTTGTCCATGCCTTCTTGCCACTTGATAGTGTTCATGCCGACACGATCAGGGGATAAGCCCAGGAGCTCAACCACTTGTTCAATCTGTGGAGGAGTTGCAGGATACTTAAAGCTCACATCAATCATGTTGACTGCGTGGTTAGGGTAGCCCGGGAACCCTTGTGGCTGAGCCACAATAGGTGTAGTTTTAACTTCACCAATGCTGGCAGGTTCAAACTTTTTCAGCTGGTCCTTGAATTGTTTTAAGAATTCAGGGGACACATCGCCTACAATCTTGATGCGGTAGTCAAAAGTCTTTTCACTTTCCACTAGATATTGCGCAAATGTTTTCATATCAGAGTCCTATGGCTGTATTTAGTGTTTTACCAATATTATTATTTGGTTCAGGTCGATAGAGATTGATCACATAGTCAACAAATTCTCGCTCGGCCTTTTGATGTAACTGATACCACTCAGCATGAATCACCGCTGCTGACTCATAATTGTCGTCGAACCCCAAGTAGTCAATCATGCTTGCGTAAAAATCCCGGTCTAGTACTTCGGTGTATAAAATATCAGCATTTAAAAGTAACCGATTATTAAGTTTTGCATATTTTATAATTTTAAGATTGTCTTGTTTATGAGATTCAATGAATGTATCAATTCTGATAGCATTTAAACTAGAATTAATTTTCAAATAACATCTCAGTGCAAGATCGGGAGATACAGTACACATGATTGCATTACTATTCAAGAGCCCGCGGTCTATTAGTCTATGAGTTTCCGGAATATTATGTACATAAGGTAGTACATTGTTTAATGCATCTCGATAGGCCCATTCAATGTTTAACCAAGTGTTCCAGGATCGAAAGTTCCCGTATACATTGTTGATAATAAAATTCATCTTATCATCAATGGTGTAATAGTCTGAGAATTTATTAATACGCCGATCGTTAATAGTAGCCTGTATTTTGGTATCTAATGTTAACATCCAACGTATGTGATTTCCAAATCCGCCAATTGGTGTGCAGATCCACCCAAGCGGAGTGGCATTTAAAAATGTAAACTGTACTGGGCTGTCGAGTAGTTTTAACTCGTCGGGCCAGATTTGTGTCTCTTTGATTTTAATTTCGTCAGACATTATTCTTTCCCAGTATCTGACGTAGGAGTTCATTGCGGTCAAGCACATGGCCTTGCCCAGTGGGGTGCTCTACAGAGTCGCCGGCCAGGTCTCGATCTAGTTTAACTTTTTTAAGTTGTAGCTCAATCATCTTGAGTTTTTTATTAAGCTTGGCATTCTTTGCTGTGATAGCATGACCCAGCATTTGACTTGCTACGTTGAAGATTTCAGAGGCATAACGGCTATCAACATTCATCCCCAGGTCCATTAGATTGTCAAAGCTTTCTGTGGCTTTTAACGCCAAGTCATCCATTTCTTGGTCGCTGGACTCAAGGCCTCGCACTGCCGGCAAGGCTGCTTCAATCTTGTCCAGTGCATCTAATGTTTCGGGGAGAATGGCTAGCCGTGTTGCTATATCATCGGTGTGGGCGGGCACACCTGATTCAATAGCACTACTATCCTGGTCGCGGGGTAAGTCGAACAACGCCTCAAGTTTCCTGGTCATGCGGATATTTACCGCATTATTTCCGACCGTTTGCGAACATGTCGTCCTCAGTGATAACGCGAAACACAAGCCCATTTCGTGCACACCACTTCTGAGCGGCAGCCCACTTGGCGTAGTTCACTGCCACAATAGCACGGTCACGGGAAGATTGTTTAGATTCAATTACACTTTGTTTTTTTGGTTTGATCTCGATTACTTCTGCGCACATCCGGTCATCACGGGTACGGTATGTGATAAGGAAATCTGGAATGTATATTGTCATCTTGCCCGACAGCGGGTTAAGATACGGAATACTGATTGATTCACTGGCCCATTGCAGGATATGATCGTTGTTGTCGCAAAAGGTCATAAAGCTGTGTTCCCAGCCTGATCGATACCTGGGTTCACGCTTGCCTACATATTTTGCTCGATTGGTGACCTTGTACACCCCTTGCGCAAACTTGCTCATAGCAGTACGTTACGGGCGGCCCAGTAGTTCGGGGTAATGGCACTATTAAGTCCCAGTAATGTTGCTGGACTACGTATGCCATTAAGATAATACACCATGGTATTTGACAACTGAATTTCTGTCTGAGTGCCCGGCGACTGCCCGCCCACTTGAGCCAACAGCGACAATACCGGTACTTTGGTTTGTTCGGCAATTCTAAACAAGCTTACTGTAAAACTTCTAGCAATCTGTTTGTCTGTGCACACAGATTCAAAGTAGCTGTTGACCACATCATACGTGTTTGCATCAACATCTACCCCGAACTCATAAAAACTATCAAACACCCGTACACTTAGGTCAATGTTTTGATTGGCTATATTGATTGAAGATTCCATACTTTAACCGCCGGTAAAGGCCCCGGGATTAAAGGCTGCAGGACCACCGGTGGCAGGACTTGCAGGACCACCTGCGCCAGGCGCTGGCCTGGGGAAATTAAAAGTACTACGGGCTTGCCCAGGAAGTGTTTGTCGTAGCTGTCCAATTGCACCGCCTACAATTCCCCCGACATCAGATGCAACAATAGAAGCAAGATTTTTGCCTTTAAAGGTATTATATAATGTGCCGGCGTTTTGTACCGCACCTAAAATATTACTTAGGCCTCCTCTGCCTTGTGTCACTGCTTGCAAATCTCCCATAATACCTATTCCTGTGTCCAATAGTCCACCCTGTCCAATGACACTGGCAATGCCGCCCGGTCTCGTCAATGGGCTTGATCGTTGATCATACGCATTAGGATCAGCAAATCCAACAACGTTGGTGTCCGGTCTAACTGATCCAATTGCGCCCGAGTAGTACTTAACAGTTTCGTACTGGATGGTCATTTTGTTTTCCATGACCCCGGCATCCTGAGAGTAGTCGTATTGATCATGACTCCATTGGGATATTACTGGATTAATCAACACATAGCGAACAAACTTGTGTTGGTTGAATCCGTAGATGCTAATGTCACGGAAAAAACTCGGCTTGCCGTTAGCCGAACCGGTACCATCGCTGTAACTTTCGCCAACATAGCCCCAATCGGATACTGCCCGAGTCTTGTCATAGATATCACGGCCATTATACCTGAACCCCATTGGTTTGGTTTGCATCGGGCCCGATGTTCCGGCAGTAGTGGCTATTCCATCATAGGGCTGAACTGGATCTTTGTAGTAATAAGAATAATAGTTGTACCACAGGGTACGAATCAAATCGTTGCCATCATCATGGAATGCTACACTGATGGGATCGTAATTGATCTTTTTCTGTATTACTCGTTTACGATTGTATTGATTGAGAATCTCAGTGTCGATTGTAAACTTTGGTAAGTCGATGTTTTTAACCAACAGACCAATAGTGGAGTTTTCACCCGAGCTAAAGGCATTTCTTAACATAGGTATACCTACCGTTTCAAGGGTAAAGTATACGTGGAAAAGAAACTTGAGTCTAGGACTATTTGCATACCCGTTTGTTTGAAACGTTTTGCTGGCATGCGTATAGTCCCTGAGATAATCATTCCCAAAGAATCCGTTGAGGAAGTCCTGACCAAAGGCCATAAGTGATTATTACGTTGTAACGTTCGAAACACCAGTAACTACATCACCTGCCAAGCGTCCCAGTGAAGTACCAACACCACTTTGCACCGGTGCCTGTACAGCATTATCAAAGCGGATGCTCATGCTGATTGTAACCACTTCACTGCTGGCGTAGTTTAGGTCATTGTAGTTGACGTTTTGCAAGTAGCAACCGTACAGTTCCCAAGTTTCTAGTACAACAGGTTGATTGACACCGTTGCCACCATCAAGCATTTCGAGCTTGGTAACGAACTTGTAGTCAATACCCGAAGCAGCACTAGCTTGCTCCATGAAGTCCAGCTGTTTCTGCAACTGCTGACCCACCAGCTTGGTCACGTTACCCGAAGCATCATCACGCAAGTTAACAGTGACCATTTCCCAGGTATGTTTACCAGCAAGATATAGCTTGCTGTTGTAAATGTCAATTGTGATTTCTTCGAACGACACCGAAGGACGAGTAAAGTCGATAACTTGTTTAGTAAGCTCGGTGCGCGGTGTAGCAACCCCGAAGTTTTCAAACATCACCCGGAAGCGATATTTTAACTTGGGCATCAACAACCCTTGTG